AAAAAGTGTGGGGACCCTGTGTGCTCGTCCAAAATTTCTTCACCATCGAAGGTGAGTGTAACATAGTCGATGTGCTCATACCGCAGAGCTGGGTCGACTTCAAGACTCGAAGAGTTTAGGGGTAACTCGTTATAATTTGAAGTTCCACCGAAAGCATTGTTTTCTGTGTACATCACGAAAAAGTACAACTCTTGAACCAAATTGGTGAAAGAGAGTCGCATTTTAAATTTTGGTTCGGTGTTCCCACCATCTTCATCGACAAGGATGTCATTGTACTGTATTTGAGTAATCGCGAAATTGTGGTCACGATTCATGACTTTGATTTTCTCGACAGGATCCAAAAAGACACATTCGGTAGACAATCTGAGGTCGTATGGCTTGTAAGTGACCAAATCATTTGCATCCGCTCCAAGAAAACCCTCAAACCCCACCTCTTGGTGTCCAGAAACACATATACACTCTTCAACGTTACGAAATTTAACCTCGATTTCAATTTCCTGCCTCATCAATGCACAAACGGGTAAGGCGAGTTTTGGGTGGTTGTGGAAGTAAAATGGAATCTCTATACAAACATCTCCACCAAGCTGTCTCGGATAAGGCCTTGTTTTTGAAAGTCTACTATTCACTGCAGCTGGGTTCGAACTCACATCTCTCATAGACATGTTGAATAAGTTGATCTGTTTTGTCGTCGGGTATTCAAGTTCGGTATACATATCCAAGTATTCCGTCGTGATGTGTTGAATAACTATACCACCAACAGACAACGTGATGTAGTCTATGAAATTACACGCTTCACCATAAATATAATCCCCATCGGGGTCAACCCCGTTTGCTAAGACTATGTCCGGTAAACTAAACATGAGGTTGACACCTCTTAACACATCACAATGATCATACGGTATGTTGAATCTATGTATTTCACCATACTCGAAGTCTTTATTAGAAGGAATGTCGATAAATTGTAAAGAAAAATTCGAGTGTTTCTTGAAATTTTCTTTAAAAAAAGTGAACTCAGGATTTTCAGTCGTGTAAATGTCTAAAAGACCTCTCGACTCGAGCTGAATACTCCCTGCCATACTAATATAAGACAATTAATAAAATTTTAAGCCAGCTAACCCGGAATCAAACGATAAGATGTTGTAGTTGATGGCATATACACGAACCTGTGTTTCTTCGTTGGAATACCCCCTCACAAACAAGGTGTTGTCATTTGGATTGACAAATCTGTCCTGTTCCTTAAATTCAATGGTAAACTTTTGATGAATGATCCTGCTCATGTTCAACTGCCCTGTCGGGTCACTACTGTCAGGGTCGAGTGCGAAGGAATACATTCCAAACTGACCTTCACCAGTGTCTGGTATGTTCATATGATTTTTAAAAGGTTGGACCACCGATAAAAAGTGACCATTCTCTCTAAAGAAGATGACATTGTTTAAGCACAACTCAGCATTGTGTATCTGTCTAAACCTATAGTTATTGATCACATCATTCGAGTTGTTATATATGGGCTCGCCCAAAAAGAACAATTCTTTCACCGGGTGTTTAAAGTCCAAAAGAAACACCTTCTTATTATTACCAGGTTCCATTCGTGTCTCTTTATGTTGGACCTGTGTGATGAGATACTCCATATGATTCTCTTGGAAGGCGGAACGTTCCATTTCACTTAAATACACATGCTCTGTAGTCAGGAATATCTGATCGATGAACTTCTCAGACTGATCAGTGATCGGTGGAAGGTTTTGAGACACTGACTTGTAAGAATAATACTTATCCCTACTCACGAGTTTTATTCTTATCGACACCTCTTGCTTGGTGAGTTTACATAAGGGAATGGCGGATTTATTATTTCTCGTAAAGTAAAAAGGCAACTCCAATGAAAATTTTGTTGGGTAATATCCTTGTGGCATGGGAACCTCCCCACCCCTATACAATTCGATATCCTTGTGCTGTTCAGATGTGTCCAGCTTGTTTCTCATATAAATGTATTCACCAGATATCCTGTCAATCACCTGCTCACCAATCAATAACTCCGCGTGCTCAATGAGTTTTGTAATGGGATTGGCGACTGTCCTCATAGCGTCATAATCACTCCGCCACAGCACCGTGAGGGATACAGAATTTAGTAAATCACTCTTCGTGCTAGGTATCCTCACAGTCAGAACTTCACCAAAATCTGAGTTTCCTGTGAATGGAATGTCACTGAAATCTATACCAAATGGTGTGTGTCGCCTAAATGTGTATATAAAGTGTGAATAGTCTGGGCATTTCGTGATCCACTCATCCTGAACACCTTTGACACAGAGGTACATTCTATTATTAGGTATCTTTTTTTTAATACTCGATTGTCATGAAACCTCTAGAGAAGTTAAACTTCTGCATTTCGAGATAATACAGGTGCAACTCAAACTCACCAGAGAATATTTGGTCATTCGCGGGGTCTGGTGATGCCCCTACCTCAGTTTGTGCCGCGTTTGGTAACAGTTTGTTTATCTCAAATTCAATCAAAGTTCTATCGGAATTTAAATTTGCAAAGTCGAGGGTGCCGGTGGACTTTTCATGTAGAGGGTGAAGAGCGAAACTTTGTGTGTATATGTTGATCCTGTCGTCAGTCACACCCAAATCAAATTTGTAGGGAATCGCGTACTTGTAGTGTTCGTGGCTCTCCATGAGAGTGTTTGGAAAACTTTCACCATTCAAAAAGAAACGAGCCTTTTTCATTATAGGGGTGTTTCGCGTAATCATTGCCACAGAGGAACTCCCACCAACCCATGTCAATTCCTGTGCTCGACTCCTCACAAACGTGACATACCTGTGAGTCGCTTTAGTTTGTGTCGTGAATAACTTGTCTCGGAAAAACCAGTGGAAAGCTTTCACCTTTGATTTCGGTTCCAAATTTACTTTAAAAGTTGAATTGGATTCGGGTGTCGTGGTGAAAGATGTATGCTTTTTTAAAACGTTCACTAGGATTTCATGATTCGCCTCTATCATATACAACCTCTCTTCATGACTAAGTTTTATCTCTTCGCTTATCAACTGAAAATTGTTCAACTCGATGATAGCTGGGGTATGACTATTTTCTGCACCTTGCCACCACGTCTGAGGATGAAAAACGAGTTCGAACATAATCTTTTGCTTGTGAACCGCACACACAGGAAAGTAATGACGGTCTTCAACTTCCTTACGAAGTTCAGTCTTTCCATACTTACGTGAAAAGAAAAATGAAAGTGGGATTATGAATCTATTGGAAGGTCCGTAACTGGAGGGGGCAGAGATACCAGGTGTAAAGTCTTGTGACATGTTTTGAAGCACCAGGTTACCCTTCTTGGACTGTGGATCCAAGTACAGAGACTCGTGTATCATCTCCCAGTCGTCTGTGATTTCTTCAACCTTGATATCATCCACATACATCGTGATACTTTTGAGAAATCCTCTACCGAGTGGGGTAGTGTAGTTTACGTTCACTGTTTCCTTGGCTGGCAGGTCAACCTTGAGGTAGAGGTTAGTGAGCAAGTCTCCCATGTTTTTGGGGTCATACTCAACCTTGACGGTTTGATTGAAAGGCCACCCTACCGCACGACCTGGATTCAAAACATTTTTAGTTTTATGAAACTTTCTAAATTCTGAATGTCTCTTCACATCTTGATAGTCGAAGAAAGTCTTCTCTGGGTCTTTGGATAACAAGTAAGTGTCCTGTTTTCCAAAAGCTTTCAAGGAAAGTCTAGCAGCTTCACCCATACTTATCTATTAACTACATATTTTTAATATCATTCCCCCACATGTCGAGGTGTCCCATAGCTTCCAGTGACGAGAGTTCCTTCTTAAGATTGTTCGATTCTTCAATCAAAGCCTTGACACGCTCTTCTGTGTAGTCGACAGTCTTAATGTGTAGCAGGTAGTCATAGGAACCATCAACCTTTGGGAAAGACTGTCCGATTTCACGCTCGAGGTCTTGTTTCTTCTTCTTGAAGACCACGATATCACCTTCAACAACTTTCTTGACAAACTGAGCACGATAAGAACACATATCAGATCTCTTCTTGGTGTTGGCGATGAGATGTGCTTTTCTCTTTTTGTAATAGTCCAATCGAAGATCGATAAAGTCCAAAAGGATTGTCTCAGCGTTGTTATACTTGCAAATACCCTTAGTGGGGTGGAATAAGTGCATGTTTGTGTCACGGACAGTCTTTTGAAGTTTGAGATCCTTCACAATATCCTTACCATCATACCCCTGTATGACGAAATCAACGTCTTCTGTTGTGCTGTTGTTCGTAAAACTTCCAATGACCTTTTTCTCAACAAGACTGTCCAAGTATTCCTTATAGTCTTGGGTCCATCTCCCCGGTGGAAGCTCGGTAACCTTGACTGTGGTCCCTATGACCTGCCAAATACCCTCAGTTATCCAACCCCCCGTTTCATCCTCAAAAATACGACCCCTGAAACCCTTGAACCATGGCTTCATTTTCTTGAGTTCTTTACCATTCATAAAACTCATAATATTCTTCTTAATGTCGACAGGATTGAAGGGTGGAACGTAGCAACTGAAACCCGTCCCAATACCCTCCGTTCCATTGACCAATACCGTAGGAATGACTGGCATGTAAAATTCGGGTTCGATGGAACGTCCATCATCATCAAGATAAGTGAGAACAGCATCATCCTTGGGATCGAAAATCTTTCGCGCGTCATTCGACAACCGTGTAAAAATATACCTCGTCTGAGACGCATCCTTACCACCCATGAGACGAGTTCCAAATTGACCACAAGGCTCAAGTAGATTTATGTTATTTGATCCAGTGTAGTCATTGGCCAACTTGACGATGGTCTCGGCGAGGGAAACTTCGCCGTGGTGGTATGCGCTCTTCTCAGCCACATAAGCCGCGAGTTGCGCAACTTTCATCTCGTCCCGCAAATTCTTCTGGAAGCATGAAAACATCACCTTGCGCTGAGAGGGTTTGAGACCATCACAGACGTGTGCGATGGAACGCTTGAGATCAGCGAGACTGAAATTGACTAGGTCCTTGTGGACAAAGTCAGTGATAGCCAGTTGCTTCACATTACCATAAGCCACCTCCAGTTCACCCGCTTCCTTTGCGGTGCTCTCGAGAAGCCACGTCTTTCTCGCATCCGCCTTCTTCTTGTCAAAAGCGAGGATGATGGACTCATCGGTCATGGTGTCCACATCAAATTTGACGGTGAGATCTTGAATCTTCTTGAAATATTCACGTGCCTCAGCGCTCGTGCTGGTTCCCAGACCCTTGTAGTATTTGATTCTCCAACCAGATTTACCACTTCCATACCAGGACCGGAACGCTGAATCAGTGTAAAAAGACTTCGTCTCAGAACCCTTCGTAGCTTTGATGATCGGCGTGACCATGCTCACGACAAAGTTGAACTTGAGGAGAGATGGCCAAAAGTAGTGGAACATGTTGAGAATGAGACCCTTGATATGGGACCCGTCATTGTCCGCGTCAGTCATGATCATGAGGCGACCGTAGCGAAGCTCTGAAACATTGGTATATTCCTTACCTTGCTGGAGACCCAAAATCTTCTTGAGATCATTGAACTCCTGGTTAGAGGTGAGCTGTGCCACAGAGGAGTCCCTCACATTCTTACACTTACCACGAAGTGGGAACACACCATAGTGATCCCTCCCAAC